GATAAGACAACTCTATTAGTAGGTCATAATATAAAATTTGATTTGATGTGGTTATTAGAATCTGGATTTAAATATACAGGTAGAGTCTATGATACTATGTTAGGTGAGTATATACTTAATAGAGGTATAAGAAAAAGTTTAACACTTGAGATGTCTTGTCGTAGAAGAAAGATAGGATCTAAAGATAGTGCTATCAAAGAATGGACAGATAGGGGTATACCATTTCAAGATATACCTGCAAATGTAGTAGAAGAATATGGTAAGATAGATGTACAGATAACTAGAAGATTATTTGATTCTCAAATGGATGACCTAAAAATGGCTAAAAATAAGGGTTTATTGATGACTTTAAAAATGATGAATGAATTTTTAGTTGTGTTATCTGACATGGAAAGAAATGGAATTAATATTAATTTAGAAGAACTGCATAGTGTAGAAAAAGAATACAGAGCAGAGTTTGCATATCTAAAACAAAAGATAGATAAGATTGTATATAAACAAATGGGTGATACTAAAATTAATTTATCAAGTCCAGAACAATTGTCTTGGTTAATTTATTCTATAAGACCAAAAGATAAAAAGCATTGGGCTAAAATATTTAATGTTGGTATAGATAAAAGCACTGGTAAAAATAAAAGAAGACCACAATATTCTAGATTACAATTTAGAAGTCTTGTAAGTGATAATGTAGAAACAATTTATAAAACAACTGCAGAACAATGTATTGGTTGTAAAGGTAAAGGTGTAATTAAAAGAATAAAAAAAGATGGTAGTCCATATAAAAATTATACTAAATGTTCTGAGTGTGATGGTGATGGCTATATCTATACACCTATGGCAAAAGTTGCAGGATTTAGGCAAAGACCTAGAAGTGTATATGATGTATCAGAATCTGGATTTAGAACAGATAGATTAACTTTAACTAAAATTGCTTCAGAAGCAGAGGGTGAGTTTAAAGAATTTATTGATGCAATAGTTAGACACAATGCAGTTGATACTTACTTAAATACATTTGTTGAAGGATTAAAAAATTTTACAAATGAAAAAGGATTTCTACATCCTAAGTTTATGCAAGCTATAACTGCAACTGGTAGATTATCTAGTCGTGATCCTAATTTTCAAAACCAACCAAGAGGTAAAACATTTCCAATAAGAAAAGTAGTTACATCTAGATTTGAAAACGGAAGTATATTAGAGATAGATTTTGCACAGTTAGAATTTAGAACTGCAGTATATCTTGCACAAGATAAACAAGGTATGGAAGATATAAAAAATAAAATAGATGTACATCAATACACTGCAGATATAATAGGTGTGTCTAGGCAAGATGCAAAAGCACATACATTTAAACCTTTGTATGGGGGTGTCACTGGTACAGAAGATGAAAAAAGATATTATACTAAATTTTTAGAAAAGTATAAAGATATAAAAGAGTGGCATGAAAAATTGCAGAGTGAAGCAATTAGATTTAAAAGAATTAAATTGCCAACAGGTAGAGAGTATGCATTTCCGTATGCAGAAAGAACACCTTGGGGTGGGTCTACATATGGTACACAGATAAAAAATTATCCTGTTCAAGGTTTCGCAACAGCAGATATTGTACCACTAGCTTGTATTAATATATACAAACTTATGAAAAAAGAAAATGTAAAAAGTTTACTTGTAAATACAGTTCACGATTCTATAGTGGCTGATGTTTATCCTGGAGAAGAAGATGTGATGAGTAAAATATTTAAACAGGGCACAGCAGATGTAATACCTGCACTTAAAGAGTATTACAAAATAAATTTTAATGTTCCACTTGACACAGAACTTAAAATAGGATATGATTGGCTAAATATGAAGGAGGTAAACTAATGCATATAGATAAATATAAAATATTTTCCATGGATTATACTTGGAAAAATGGTAAACAAAGTAAAAATACTTCAGTGCAACAAATGATGACATCGGATGAATGTATAATGGGTAGAACTTTTATACAATTATTATCTGATCTTGATCAAGCGTGGCATCAACATGGTTGTGGTAAAACTTGTAAAGTAGAAGTTACATTTGAACCATACGAACATAAGGATAATTAATATGACCAAAGAAATAGAAGCACTTGAAACATTAGATGAGTATTCTGATGACGAGTATGCTGCATATCTAGAATATACAGCACTGAAGGACCAATGTATGATAGAGCCAACTACTTTATACATTGATAACAATCATGAGTTTTTTTCAGAGTGGACATACTTTGCAAATGCTGATGGTCTAGATGTTAAAACAATAAATGGAGAGACTAGAATATGTTAGATACTTTAATTAACTTTTTTTGGTTATTTGTTTATATAATAATGTTATTAGCTTGTTTTGAGGGAAAATAATACTTGACAATTATGCAAAAATATGATATACAGTTACAACTAAAATGGAGGACAAATGTCTGATAATAACTTAGTAAATATAAAAGGAATGTCTGATGAGCAAATTATGCAAGCCATTGGGCAAGATGATGGTTCTAATTTAGGAAATAACATTCCAAGATTAGCAATCAATCGTACACCAGAAGATGATGATGGTAATCAATTACCAGTTGGTCACTTCTATACTTATGATTCTAGCATAGGTCAAAATGTTTTTGGTAAACCAGTTACATTAAGACCATTCATAAGTGCAATGCAATATATGCACTATGATGCTGAGAAGGGTGAGTATATAAATAGATCTATTATATTTAAAAGCTGGAAAGAAGAGGCTATAGATATACTAGGTGGAACTAAATGTGGTAAGATACCTTTCAAAGAAAGGTCAACTCTTACTCCAGAACAGTTAGAACAACAAAGAACTATAAGATGTTACAAACTTGTATATGGTTTATTATATTTTAAAGATGGTAAAACTGCACAAGGTAATGAACATAGTATAAAAAATCTACCTGTTCTGTATAGAGTAACTGGAACAGCTTTCTCACCTGTGAGTGCTGCTTTAGATCAGTTGAAAAAACGAAAGAAACTTATGTTTAATTGTACTTTTTCTCTTGATACTAAAAGACAAAAGAAGGGTGGAAATGTTTTCTATGTACCAGAAATAACTGTAAATGCAGATGCTAATTTACAATTATCTGATACAGATATGGAAACATTAAAGGTGTTTCAAGAGTCTATTGATACTGAAAATGCAGAAGTTGTAGATGCATACAATAGTGCTAAAACTAAAAAAGCAAATGGTTCTGATAAAATAGATGCCCAGATCGTTGAAGATATGGATGAAGAGTTGCCAGAACAAGTGCTGTCTAAATAATGAATAATATATTATTAAAAGTACAGCAATATTTAGATTCAGTATCTAAAGGTCCTGTCAAACTAGACAAACAGTTGGTGCAGGAGTTTGGTGAGGCGTGTAAAAACGCCTTACTAAAACAGTTTGAAGAAGAAAGAAATACTAAATTTGAATTAAGAATGTCTAATGTTGGAAGACCATTATGCCAATTGCAAATGGAATCTAAAGGTATAAAAGGCGAAGGACAACCTTATAATATTAGAATGAGAAATACATTTGGAGATTTAGTAGAAGCATTAGCATTATTTATAATGAAGTCCGCAGGAGTAAATATTAAAAATGAACAAAAAAAAGTTACATATAAATTTGATGACAACACAATTGAAGGTAGACAAGATGTTGAAATTGATAACAAAGTTTGGGATATTAAAAGTGCATCGCCATATTCATTTGATAAAAAATTTGGAGAAGCAGGTGGATTTAGCGAAGTTGTTAAAGATGATTCCTTTGGCTATGCGTCACAAGGATTTCTGTATGGGGAAAGTCAAAACAAAAAGTTTGGTGGGTGGATAGTTATAAATAAATCTACAGGTGAATGGACAGTGTGTGAAACACCTGCATCTGTAGAAGAACATAAAAGTAAAGCTATTAAAACTGCTGAAGAAAATATTAAAGCATTAAAAAGTAGTAAGCCTTTTAAAAAATGTTATAGTGATATACCAGAAACTTTTAGAAGTAAACTTACTGGTAATAGAGTTTTGGGCTTTGTGTGTTCATACTGCCCATACAAACTTCCTTGTTGGGGGAGTGGACTGAAGTTGCTACCACAACAACAGTCTAAAGGTAAAAATCCTAAATGGGTTTGGTACACTTCTGTAACAAATCCTAAACAGGATGACACCATAGGGAATGGTGGGGAGTAGTTTGAGGGGTCTATTCTTCACCAACTCTGTATAATGTTATATTTTGTGCTGTATAAAAATAAAAAAGAAAAAGATTATAAAATGTTTAGTAATACATTATTTGATAATGAAAAAGAAGCAGAGCACTTTGGTAAATCAAGTATGAAAAGAGGCTATGAACATAAAATAATTGAATATAATAAAGAAAATTATGATAGGTATTGGTATAAATGAAAAAAGAAAAAATAAATGCAATAAATTCTGTTAAGGTTATAGTTAGTCCTTGGCAAAAAGGTTTTACTTGTGGTATTATAATGGATAGTAAATCTAAAATGAGTACCGAACAATATGAATTATGTTCTACAATAGCTAGAGGCATGATAAAAATGGCAACTGCCGACCCCCATTCAACGTTTCTATGGGGACTCCGTGGATTCGCTGAAGATAAAAAGAAAAACGAGAAAGATTTAAGCGTTAGTTCTGTAGCAGAATTTGATGATGAATCTAATGTTATTGACTTTCTTGAATACTTAAAAATGAAACGAGATAAGGAGTTAAACTAATGGCAACGCACTTAGTTATAGGTGACCCTCATTGTACACCTAAAGCAAGCAATGAAAGATTTCTGTGGGCAGGAAGATTAGCAGCAGATTATAGAGTTTCACACATAATATGTATGGGTGACTTTTGTAGTATGGATTCTCTATCAACATATGATAGAGCTAAAAAATCATTTGAAGGTAGAAGATATCAAAAAGATATGGAACATTCTCATCATGCATTATCTTTATTTAATAAAGGTTTAGGTAAACATAAAGCTAGAAAAATTATGTTACATGGTAATCATGAAGATAGAATAGATAGGTTTGTAGAGGATAATCCAGAATTAGATGGCACAGTTAAAATAGCAGATCTTAAATTTAAACAATATGGTTGGCAAGAAATACCATATAAAAAAATTAAAGTAATAGATGGTGTACATTATTGCCACCATTTACCTTCTGGCATAATGGGTAGTGCAATATCTGGTGAAAATATTGCAAGATCTATCTTGACAAAGCACAAAGTTTCTGCTACAGTAGGTCATAGCCATTTATTAGATTATGCAGTATCTACATTACCAAATGGTAAAAAGTTAAATGCGTTATCTGCAGGGTGTTATTTAAACCACACAGAACATTTTGCTAGAGATACACAGCATATGTGGTGGAGTGGTTTGATAATTAAAAAAGAAGTTAAAGATGGTAATTATAATATGGAGTTAATTGATATTAAAACTATAAGGAGAGAGTATGGTAGAAAGTGATTATGTATTTGAAGAGCCTATAGATTCTAAAAGAACTTATAAGTACGAAAAAGATCATAAACATGATATGTCTTATGAGAATGAAAGAAAACATAACAATGTACATTCACCTTCTCATTACAAACATGGTAAAAAAGAAACTATAGAAGTTATAAGAGATTGTATGACTGATGATGAATATCATGGATACCTAAAAGGTAATGTTTTAAAATATGTTTCTAGGTATAAATTTAAAGGAGAACCATTGCAAGATTTAGAAAAAGCACAATGGTATTTAAATAGGTTAATAAAGGAGGTTAAATGACGCACGGTGAAAAAATGGCTTTACTTGGTAAGATAAATATGTTATATGAACTTGCTATAGAAATATCAAATAAAATAAATAAATTAAATAAACAATTAGAGGAGGCAGAGAAAGATAATGGGAGCAGTAAAACAAGCAATAATTGAAGTAGAAGATTTCGT